TGTTTTGTGCTCCAGCCAAAGCTCCTTGTCCTTGACGTGCGACACCTAAGCCTTCTTGCATCATTTGTCCGCCTTGTTGTATGTATGGGGTAAACCCACCAAGACCGCCAGCTAATGCTCTAGCTTGCATTTCATACGGATCTAATCCCGCTACTTGTTGAACAGGTACAGGTGTTGGTGTTTTAGCTAAACCGAATGCGGATTCCAAAAACCCACGACGCATAGCATCAGCATAAGGTTGTTCAAAACTTGTAGTTGTACTTGGGTTTGCGTAGCTTGCCATTAGTTCATCCTCTCTGCGTCTTTCATTAATTTATACAAGTTTTTAGCACCAATATTATCAGTAGCTTTTCTTGTCATAACAAACTCACCTGGTTCTAGTCTTGCTAATGTTATGTCTCCAGGACCTTCACTTAATCCGCCTTGTTGCATTTTAGGTGGGGGAGCATTAGCGTAACCTACACCTGGCATTAATGCAGGTTGTATATTAAAAGTTCTGTAGTCAGGCATGCTGCCTAATCCTTGTCCTTGTCCACTACCTGCTGCAAAACCTTGTGTTCCTACTGGAATTACATCAGACGGGCTATCGTCTCTTTTAGTTAAATAATTTGCTAAAAGTAGTTTAAGTAAAGGACTGTTTAAAAGTCCGCCACCTTCATCGCCTCCGCCAACAACTTGACTTAAAAGACCTGCTAGTCCACCGCTTGTGTTTCCGCCTCCTTCTTTCTTAGAAGCTTTACCTAAAAGTATTTGTTCTAAAAGACCTTGCTCATCATCTGTTCCTAAAAAAGTTTCTTTTAAATACGGTCCTATACCTAATCCAAATATACCTGTGTTTTCGTTTAAGTATTCTTGCATTGCATCTGAGTCTACTCCTTGAGGAATTACAGTAGTAGTAGCAGTACCGTCATAAAGTTTGTCTCCAAAACTAGGGTCTATTTCTAAAAGATTTCCAAAAAGACTATCTGAATCATACCCTATAGGATTTATAGTGTTGTAAACAGAATCTGGATCATTTTGCAAAGCATTGTAAAGATCAGCAAAAGCTTCATCGGAACCTATTAAATCAGCAAAAGCTGATTCTGAACTAGAAGTATCTACACTAGGAGAACCGCCTCCTGAATAAATATCTTGGTCGTCGCCTTCTCCAAAAATAAAATTTCCTACACTAGATGTATAAGGATTGCTTCCTAATAAACTTTGTAAACCTTGTATAATCAATGACATAACATTACCTATATTATCGTTTTTTCTATTCGTTGTCTTGTTTGTTAGAAGCCCCAAAGTAAAAAGATATGATAGCACTCGCTAAACCACCTAAGTAGCCTAGTACAAGGTTTATCAATGCTTCTGAGTTTTGCTCTGGAGGCTGTAAAGTTACTAGAAATATATAGCCCATAAACCCTCCTACAACAAATATACCTATTATTCTAGCTGTCCAGTCTTTACTAAATTTTCCTCTAGCATCTTGTACATCAGCTGTTTCCAATGCAAATAGATCTATATCTAGCTTTTTCATCTGCACTTCAAAATCAGCCTCTACTTTCTTTAACTGCGCTAGTTGCTCAGGACTAGCTGTCTCCATAGCCTTTTGTATCTTCTTTGGCTCAGGATCGCATCCTAATACTTCAGAAATCATATTCGCAGCCATGCCACCCATAGGCCCACCTAATGCGGTTCCTATTGTTGGAGCAACTGTACCTACTAACGTTTTTAATATACCTAATTTCATTAACACTTCCACCTTCTGCGCGCTTGCCTAATTCTTGAATTAGGATCGTTTCTAGTTTTAGCAGAGCTCTTTTTGAGCTGGCCCGCAGATCTTGCGCAATAAGATTTACGTCGTTTGGCTGCCTTACTACCTTTCTTTACCTTACCTGTTACCGCAGTTTTTAACTTTGATCCAGGGTTGGCTTTCCTATAGGCTTTTACACCTTTTTTAGTCATACCCGCGCCTTTTTTGGTAGGACGGTAGTTACCGCCTTTACCAGTCGTTTTGCGTATTGGCTTAGCCTTTTTTCTTGCCACGTTTCTTTAATTTCTTAAAGTCCGCACCTGTAATTTTATTACGAGGTTTAGCAACTCTAGCTAATTTCTTTTGTTTTGGAGATAACTTCTTAGCCATTATTTTTTCTTTTTCTTTTTAGGAAATCCAGCCTGCATATTCTTATATGCTTTTTTAGTTATAGTAGACTTACTTTTTGGTCTACTAATACCTTTTCTTTTCCTAGCGTTCATATTTGCGTATAGCCCTTTTTTTGCTGCCATTATGGTCTCCTTAATAATTTTTTATAGTTTGACACAGTTTGTGTTTTTTTCTTAGTTTTTTTAGCCATTCAACATCTTCTCCCTAAGCCTTACAGCTCGGTCTCCAACCTGGGTTGCCCATTTGCTGTCCATCATTTCATCAGCAGCGGTTTCCCAATCTTGATCTTTTGCAGCGGCTAAAAACTTTTTAAATTTGCTCAGTCTAGGATAACCTAGATTAAAACACATGTTAGCTAGTACGCGCTGTCTTGTATCGTTAAGACCGCGCCACCATTGCATGTTTTTATCTAATTCTTTGCATACGATGTCTACGTCTGCATTCAAACAGTCTTTAACTCTTTCTTCTGATACAGGCGTTCCTAACGGTTGTCCGTGTTCTTCGTCTCTTTCTGTAATTAAGTGGCCCACACCAAATGTAGCGTATCCAAGGTGGTCATTATAAATCTCATGAATAACACCTTCATCTAACATAAGCTCTTCTAATAATCTAACTCTATCCATCATATCGTTATTGTTGTAGCTCCGCCCGTTGAGACTGTTATTTTGCCTAAAGAAGCAACGCCTTCTACCCCGAACTGTTCTCCCTCGTATAGTGTTATCCATTGTTCACCATTCCATAGTTGTAGTTCTTGTGCAGTTAAGTTCCATATAATGTCACCTTGTTGAAATTTGTTTTCGTTACGCTGTGTTTCATTAACCGAAAGAGTAGAGTCTATATCTATTTTATTAAGACTAAGTTCTAATACCCTGACCAATCTATTGAATGTTTCAGGAGATATTTCGCCTATGGCTATTGGAAGTCTTGTTTCTAAAATTTTAGCCATTATCTTCTACCGTTTACTTTCAAGTCCATACGAGTAGCTCCTACTCTAAAACCTACTCCTAGTCTAACGTTTTCCGTATTATCATCATCTGACTCAATTCTAAGTGCTGCTTGTCTTGCTCTAAGTCGTGTATCTATCTTTGTAGTAGTTGCGGTGCAAGTGTTCGTTGAATCTGTAGCTAAACTTTCTCCTGGATAGTTTCTTTGTTTCAATACAAAGTTAATTGTTTGGCCTGAGCCTCCGTTGCCTGTAAATTTAACATCAGGGATAATTTTGCTAATCGATTGAAACTGCTCTCCGTTTCCTAATGCGAAGTCACTGGACTCTATAAACACATTGTCCATTGGAGAACCATCATCATCGTTGCCTGTTTCATGGTTATATAAATAACCTACGTCGCTTGTAGTGTAAGTAGCCATAGGATTGTTAAAGATACCTTCATCTAACCATGCGCTTCTTGTAAGTTGGCCTATACTCCAGACACTATCTTCATAATTAAATACAACGTACCTATCAATAGTTCCAGAAGAAGCTGAACAATAAAACCATCCTACTTCATCAAATTCTTTGTTTACAAAAGCAAACGTTTGAAAAGCTTGTCCTTCGTTAAAGTCGCTAAAAACATAGTTTTGAACTGTACATGGAATGTCTTGAACAGCTCCTGTATAGGTATAAAACCCTTTTTTGTCCATCCAAAATATACCTTTAGGTGTATTAACCGCTCCGTTTGGAGAAATTAAACCCACACCTTCATTAACTAAATTTATGCCAAAAGTAAAAGGCTGACCGATAAAAGACATTGAATACAAAGCGGTATCTGTCCAAATCAAAGTTTCTTGTCTTGCTCTAATAGCTCCAATAATTTGAGATCCTGCGGACAATCTAAAAGAACCTGCGGTATTGGTTGGTAAAGGCTCCCACTCAGAAACGTTTTCTTGGTCGCTCCAAGCTATAAATAAAGGATCTACTGTTCCTGATCGCGAGCTTCCTGATATTGGATCTGCACCTAAGCAAACAACATGCCTGTCTATGTCACTAACTAAAACTTGCAAAGCTAAAGTAGGAGTTAAATTTGCTCCTGATAAACTTGTTAAAGGTATTGCTCTAGTTGTTCCTAATGTAGCTGCGCTAGTATCAAAGTAATACACTCCGCCAGCTCGTACATTCATAACTAAATCTTCACCGAAGTTATCATGTGACCATAAACGTAACTGGTTTGAAGCAGTTATAGCTGTAGCAGAACCCCACGCACCTGCTCCCCAAGTGCCTGCTCCCCACCCTGTAGATTCTACATAA